CATTTTGATCTCCCTCGAAGAAAGCCTGATCGCTTCCCCCTCCAGTAGCTCCAGCCCCTCCAGCATCCGCAAACTCCAACTGTCCGATAGCAGTTGAACCTGATCCACTAATACTTTTTACTTTTAAAACTTTATCAGCAGCAATTTGATTATCTGGAAGAATAATCGTATATGACTGACCTGCACTATGAGTTGGAGATTTAATTTTTACACCATGACTATTTACATAACAATTAAGTTGTAAAGCTCCATCATTACTACTTCCGTCACCTTTAATCTCTACAACACCTGTTCCATTTGGGTTTAATTTTATATTTCCATTAGATGTAGATGTATTTAACTCGAACGCTTGCAAATCAAGATTGCCTCCGAGTTGCGGAGAAGTGTCATCAACTACATTTGATATTCCACTCGCACCACTTAATGAACCCCAAGCACCATTGTTATATCCTTCAAAGGTATTAGTCTCACTATTATGACGTATCATCCCAACAGCAGGGCTTCCATCCCTCTGTGCTGTCGTTCCACTAGGTAAGGTGATCGAAGAAGTAACATTGAATGTTGCCCTGGCAGTAAACGTATTAGCAACTGAAAGTGAAGCATGACCTAAGTTTGCAAGGCTGACATCACCTAAACTTACAAAAGCATTATTAGCAGCATTTCTAATTTTTAAAGTATTACCATCAATATGTGGAACGTAAGCTGCAACACCTACTGACATCTCACCAGAACCTTGATTTAAGGTACTTAATGCAGCAATTACCTGGTTTAATTTAGTACGAACGACAAGACCTGTACCATTATCAACGGTAAAACCTGATCCTCCCGTATTATCAACTCTTGCCATTTAAAAAACAGTAATTTTTCTTAGTATATCTGTTTTAACCACCTTTACCAAACCCAACAGCAGTAAAGTTAAAGTTTCGATTTATTGAACTTCCAGAACTATTTTTAAAATGAACAGTAAAACCAGTTGAACTTATATTAGTTAATTCAAAAATATCTCCAGATGACATATTTAAAGCTGTTATCCCAACAGACGGTAAATGTGAATTTGCACCTAATAAACTGCTAGTACCGACAAAGAAAGGATGATCAAAGGTGACATTTTTAGCACCTGCTCCAGAGGCAATAGCTGTTGCATTTTGTTCTGTTCTTCTTTGTAAACTTGCAGTATATCCAAGTTCTGTAACTTGAATATCCTGTGCTGGATCGTTTGATGTGAGATTTGCTCTAAATTGAAATCCTCTTCCTCTATACGTTCCATTCGCAAATTTCTGAAAATCTGTATAAGTAGGTGAACCAGAACTGGGATCATCTGTTGTTACTCTCACAAGCATATCTGCGTTCACATCTACAGAAGCAGTACCATCAAAATCCTGTAGATCATCAATTAATCCTCTACTGTCAATTAGATCATTAGGATATATTGCCTGTGATTTAACGTGTTTTTTAAGATCAAGAGCAAAAACACCTCCTAAATCTAAAGTAGTACCACCAGCAGTTCCACCAAAATCATAAGTACCAGTAGAACTTACACCACCTAAATCATCAAGACTTGCCTCCGCATCAAAATCAGTAATATCATCAAATTGTCCTGTACCACTTAAGTTTATAGAATTACTAACAGGATCAAAACCAATATTAGTCTTTGTTCCCTGGAACTTAGGACTATCCTGATCTTCTCTTCTTGTCTGAGTAATCAATGAAGGTTGTGCTTCTGGGAGATCAATAATTACACTTGTCTCTCCAACACTGAAACGTCCTCCATCATCCTGTGCTTTCAATATTACCTCACCTTCTAAAATAGGAATTTCCGCAGAAGTTGTATTACCTGCCAAAGCTTGAATCAAGTCTGTAGCATTTGAGAATGTTCCGGTGCCATCTGATACAGGTGTATGTCTTACATAAATACGACCACCATGAATAACATCAACATCACTGGGAAGATTCCATCTTAATCTCATCAACTTATCTGTAATAGGTTCAAAAGTCAGACCTGTAATATCAGCAGGAGGATCTGTCTTGCCAACAGCCTCAAATGTCGTATTAGTGGAAGTGGCACTTAATTCTAATTGAGCGTTATAACTAAATACCTGTATCTCATACGTTCCAACAGATGTATTAAAAATTTCAAAGTCAGGAGATGAAACTGTTGTTGATACATAATTACCATTATTAAATCTATAGTTCACCTGATACTGAGTAACACCTGTCACTGGTTGCCAACTTACAATTAATTTAGAAACCGCATTATTATTGATAGCAACGATCTTTTCATCCACCTGTAAACCAGAAGGAGGATTCTTAAGTTCTGTTAATAGTGAGACAGTTCTAGTGGCAAGAGAAGAACCATCTTCAATAAAACTGTATTTACCAGCCTTATAAGACAAGGCAGTAATTACATAATTGATCCCATCCTGTTCTTCTACATTTATTACTCTAAATAACTGTGATGAAACAGTAGTATTAGAGATCATCCAAACAGTATTTATATTGGGTGTTTGAGAAAAAGCACTTGATACTGTTACAACACCATTTGAAATACCACTTATATCTTTGGTTTCTATCGTTCCATCAGGAAGAATGACAGAAAGTTTTGGACTGTTTGTTGTTGGCAAATCAGTTGCAGAAGTATCATCAACCGTCATTACAGTTGTAGATGCAACAGCTTTTAATCTTCCTGATCTTCTCACTCCTGCTCTTACTGGATCGTTTATTTCAATAACACTTCCTGGTCTGCATACTGCACCACTATCAATGGAAGTCGTGAATGTAACTGTCTCAGATTCATTGTTTTCACTGAAGAGTATTGCACGACCCAATCTGGCAGCTTGCCCTCTTGAGGTACAAGCAAATGCTTTCACCTGTTTAACAACTGTGCCTATCTTGGTGATTAAGGAGCTATCTTCTACGACCTCAAAATCCACCTCCTGTGAATCCATATTGAAGTAGGACACAGAAACAACACTATGTCTTGCTTTGAGACTACTGCCAGAATAATTAAATCCAGCTTCAGTTACATTGGCAAGACTGAATAGATAAGAACTATCCTTTGGACTATCCTGTGCAAGTTCTATTGATCCAGCAGACCATATAGGAACACAACGCATAACTCCAGCAAGTTCATTTATAAGATCAAAAGCTTCGTTGCTGTTTTGAATATTTACATTACAACTGAATCTGGCTTCCTGCCCTCCAAATCCGTCATCAACCAAAGTATTGGCAAACTTACTTGCAGTAACAAAAGAGAATAAATCAAGAGAACTATCTGTTATATGATCTCCAAATCCATATCTTGTATCTGTTAGAAGATCAAGAAGTATCATCGCAGGGCATGAACACCATGTAGCTGCACCCATTACACCGTTAAAAATATAACCATCGGGATAGATAATACGACCAGTTGTGCTATCGACTGTTGGAGTACCAGAACTACTAGCACCTGCACCTGGAATCCTTACCTTTATTCCTCTTATACGATATTTTCTTGATGGAATTGAACTGAATTGCTGAGAATCAAGCCTTAATGACGTATATGCACTGTTTAAATAAGTCTGTTTATCATCAATAATTTCAGTAAAACTTGTAAATTGAAAAGTATTTACAGTGCTGGCAGAAGTGGCATCAGCAGTTACTCTTACAACCTTTACATCAACAGGAAAAGAACCAGTAAGATTTACACGATACTCTTTTTGATAAGCATCAGCAGTACGGCCAGTAATAGTATCATCTATTAAAGTTGTAAATCCACCTCCGTTATATTGAATTTGAATCTGAAGATTAACAGAACTACCAAGTAAATCTCCAGCATCAGTAGCAACCTGTATCTGAGGAAAAGTTACTGTTACCTTTACAGCATCAATATCTGAATTAGATATTGTTCTGGTAACAGGAGTAGAGTTTGTTACCGTTACACCTACAGGATTTATTGACTGACTGCTTTCTATACCACTGATATGTTCCTGATTTGACGTTCCAAATCTGGGAGTAAAACTTACATCTTGAAAATTAAAGTCAGTGCTAGCAGGACTTGTATTACTGGCACTGGATTGCAATATGGCTGTATCGTTTAAAAATATATCTTTTAAGGCAGCATTGTTATATGCAGTTGTACCTTTCGTTAATCCAGCTTTAGAGGCAGTGGCAAAGCCTTCTATCTCTCCCTCTGATATTAGGTCAAGTAAAGTAGCAAACTGACGACTATGTAAAGTATCAGGAGTTCTAGTTGGTTGTGGTGGAGAAGATGGAGGAGGAGGACCACCAGCACCTCTAATAATTTTTGGATTGTTTGTCATGCTCTCACCTGTTCAGTATCAACACCTGCACTTATTACAACACTTCCTGTAAA